AATTATTTCTTTTTACGATGTCCGCAAGAAGGACACCGCCAGAGTAATTCTGAAACGGGGCTGCCATTTCTAATTAGGAGGATTCTTTAACGAAGTCCAAGTCACAGACTCGGTAGTTAACTCACAGAGNTAACCAGATTGAGCTTCCTTCTTGAGCACTGCTGCAAGTTCTGGCTCGTTTGATTCTAAGACCATTTGTTGGGTCATGTTAATACTACCTTCTTTCCATGGATTAGTCATACCTGGAGAGACATTTGATGTTGGTGTAGGCTTTGCACCCATCCCTGCCGCAGAGCTAGGTTTGAAGTGGTGTTCCCATCCACTACCAGGATTTTTTAGGTTCCCTATGTAAGTTCCTAGATCCTGTTCAACACCTCCGTTAAGTACAACAACGTCACCGCTATCGTTTCTTTTTAACTTACTTTGAAGAAGAGATAACATTTGTTCTGCATTTACAGCACCAGAATTACTGATAGCTGAAAGTGCTGAAGTTTTAATGTTGGCAGTCTCATTAGAACTTTTTAAATTCTTTAATTCTTCATTTAAAGTATTTATTTGTAAGTCTTTTTCTTGGGCGGTTTTGTTGGCTTCTTCCCATAAGTCTTTCCACTGCCCTTGGTCTTCGAGGTCTTGTTTCCTTTTGTCATCTGCTTTTTTATAAACATCATCAAGTTTAGTCTTGATGCCTTTAAATTTTTCACCTTCTTCTGCAATTTTTGCTTCTAATGCAGAAATTTTGCTCTCGTACTCAGCCTTAACACTGTCAAGGTTGGGTGCTTGAGGAGTTGCAGTCTCAGCCACAGGCTGTTCAGCAGGAGTCACAGACTCAGGCTGGATGACTTGTTCTTCCATAATTAAACGTCAGTTTTTTTAGTAGTAGTTTTTGTTGCTTTAGGGGTTGCCGCAGGAGCAGGAGTTGACTTAGGCGTAGCAGTACCATTTTCAGCCGCTATTGCAGCTTCCAAATCTTCTGCTCTTACACCGTTATCCATTTTGATGGAAGGCATAACAAGAAAAGTATTTCTTTACTATTCTAATGTATTAATTGCTTTCAGCTTCATTTGCATTTGGCAAAACCTCACCCTGCACTAAAATATCTCTAAATTCTTCCCTATCAATCACATTTTGATCAAATAGTGATGTCAAAGCTGTTATATCTTGGCCGATTAGCCTATCAATATCAAAATCACGACTAATTTTAATTTCAGGTGGTTCTAATCCTAAATAATCAGCAGATAAATTAAATGCTTTTTGCATTTTTTGTTCTAAATCTAATGACACCATCGACAACATAGAGTTTGTATCTACACGATCCAATCGACGAGCATCTGCTGATTCTGCTACGAATTTTTGTTGAGATAACGTACTAATACCAAGGGTTGCCATTTGTAATTGTAATTCTTGTATTTCTGCTGATTGTGCTTCAAATGCACTTGCGGCTGGTTCTACATAGTAGATTTTATTCCCTGGTTGGGTTGCCATTGCATAGTTAACACTAATAGCCGTATCTTTTGTTTGATCATCCCATCCCTCCATTACCAATAAAGGCTGTGAAGCAACGTGCAAACTATGAATTAAATCAGCTTGACGTTGAAAATGTGCAAGATTTAAATGTGCAATATCTAATAACGGTGGTTTACTTGTCATCGTGTCTGTTTTGCCTGAATAAACAGTCACTAAAGGTATTTCACCTAATGAAAAATCACCTGATTCAACAATTTCATAATCTTGCTCGTTAGCAGGAGATTCAAAACTACCTGCATAAGTATTGCTTTGCGTGTACATATCTTTTGTAGATTCTTTCTTTCTATAAATTCTGTATTTTCCTGGTTCGATCACACGAATTTGATCATATACTTTTTCACCAAATTCACCGTCAGCTACAACAGCTTGCTCAGAAATTCTTACTTGAATTAATTTTCCATAATTAACTTCTCTATCTAATCTCCAACCACAAATTTTGGATGGGTCTATCTCGATCCAATAAGGTCTACGATTCTGTTGCCTTTCTTCAGCAAGATTTCTAGCTCCTTTTGGTGCAGGGAAATCAACAAGAGTATTGCTATGTCCATAAGTTAAAGCACAAATTAAACTTCTTCTTGCATACTCATCTAAGTCCGATCCACAACCATCAACATCTTTTACAAATACATCAGTCCAATATGGATCACCTAAAACAGTAATTGGTTTACGAAGAATTAATCCTGTTGCAGCTCTAATTAATCTTTGCGTATAAGGAGAAAATACAGCACGATTAACTCTTGATAAATATGCGTCATAATCTTCTCTCGGTTCTAACGGTAAAAACGCTTGCGAGTTTTCTCTTAAATAATCAGTTCCGTAAGTTACCGCCTTCATTATTTCCCACCCCTTCGTCATATCTAAAACAGCTCTTGTCTTAGCAAATGGATTATCAGATCCACCTAAATAGGTTTGACTAACAATATTTGTACGCAATGCCCCTGGCATAGAGTATGTCATCTAACTTTTAACCAATACAACATTGTTTATATTCTAAGCTCTATTCTTCTGGTTTCATTACCATTTTGTTTTATTTGCCCAATATGCAGCACTCATCTTCCCTTTTGCGATATTTGCAGCGTGTCTAGCTTTAAATGATTTCCTCCTAGCTTTATCTTTTTCACTTTGTGGGTTTTTTCCTGCACCACTAACACCTTGCTGTCCAAAACGTATCAATTTTACTTGATCTCCTTGCTTTGCTAAGACTGCATGAGACTTAGTTGCATGACCAGGTGTTCTTTTGGGCTTGTTATACCCACTAAACTTTTCTTTACCTCTTGTAACTGTCATTTTTTCTTCTTTTTAGCGGTTTTTGCTGCTTTTTTAAAATCTGATGCAGTTGGAGCACCTTTATCTCCAGCTTTTCTCATCTTTTCTCCACTACCAGCCGCAATACGTTTCTTTTTTGCAGCAATATTGGCATATAAACCTTTCTTCTTTGGTCTTCCTTTTTTACTTCCGTAGCTTCCCTTTCCAGTTGGCATGGTTTTAGTAAATTCTGTACCCAGTTTGACCTAAAGTTTCAGGTTTTGCCAAGTTGAACTGTTGTAAACATAAATACCCGAAAGCATCAAAAGCATGATCAACACCAAGATTTTTATTCGGTAAACCTGTGTTTGGTGCATAAGTCAGCGTTCTTAATGACTTTATTAATTCCTTACATCGTGGATGAATATAAGTTCTTCTGATGCTATTTGCATCAAATAAAGCAGTATTAACAGCAGTAATTTTATCCCTTATCTTCCACGGTGCTCTTGGTGCAGATACGTTAAATCCACTCCTTCTCAATATGCTGTGATCTGTCGCTCCAACACCAGAAGTCTTCCTTGCTCCTCCAGTAGGGTCAGGACAAGCTATAACCCTTCTGTCTATTCCGTAACGGCGTGTAACCTCTTCAGCAAAATCCCATGTTGTAGCTCCTCCTGTCATCACAATCTCGTCAAAAACATATAACGTATCGTCCTTCTTTACTGCACATATCCCTGACATTGGATCTACGTTAAAGTCAACGCCTAACAACAATGGCGCAATACTTATATCTTCTGCAATTGTTGAAATATTTTCATCTCCAAAACTAATTGCAACTAAACCAGTTAAATTTTCAAAGCTTGCTTCAAATTCTTGCCTAAATGTTCTCTCGTCTAATTGTGCTCTAGCTGCTTCAACTTCTTCTTTTGGTACGTTACCCCCCTCAATTGTTGTATAACACCACCTTTTCCACTCCTCCGTAGGATCTTCTTTGCAATAACACCACAAATCATAAAACCAACTAGCAGTTCCATCTGGTGTACTAATAAATAATGCCCATCCCTGTTTATCAGCTAACGCAGGACGTATAACTTCAAACCATACCTCTGCATCCATAAAGGCAGCCTCATCCAATACAACACCTGATAAACTTCGACCCCTCAAAGCCATTGCGTTTTCAGTTCCCTTTAACTCGATTGACGATCCATTAACAAGATCGAGTCTCAAATCTGTCTCATTCTTGCTCTGTATCCATACTTTTGGTACTAACTTCTTTAATGCTTTCCATGCAATATCTTTTGCCATTCGATATGTCGGAGCACAATAAAAAAATGTTTCGCCTGGACTATTGATCGCTCCACGAAGAAGTTCGATACAACTTAAATATGATTTGCCAAATCTTCGACCTGCTACTAATACTCGGAAGCGTTTTTCATTATTGAATACTTCTCCTTGTGCCCACCTTAAATTTATTTCTGGTGCGGTTTTTACAGCCATAAGTTATTAGTTTTGGGGATTTTTGACGGATACCCCCTATTCTTACTCCAAAACGCTTATAAAAGGTTATTATCCTATTAATAACATTATTTTGAGTTGCGTCCGTGACCGATTCATGCCTTAACAGCTTTGATGCTGAACCCGTACCAGAAATAAAGAAACCTAGACGAACTGTAGGGAATAAAAGTCCTAGAGTATTGGTGGAGGCTAGGCAACAACGACTTTATAAAAGACAGTTAGAAGGTCTACCAGCTAGACAACTTGTGTTAGATCATGCAAGTAAAGAAGGTGTTTCAGTAGCTACAGGTTGGAGCGATTGGAAACAAGTTAATTCTTGGAATAACGAAGATTGGCAAAAAGATAGAGAAAATATGTTGGCTCGTCTTCAAGCAGCAAGACTTCGACTCTATGAAAAAGCTATACGCAAAGGACAATTACAAACTGCTGCTCAAGTTCTAGATTCTATCGGCAAAGTAATAGGTGAAAGCGTTGAACACGTAAGCATCCAAGCTCCTGAACTATCCATAAGAGTCGAAGCTAAAGAAGACTTATCATAATCACGTAGAACTTAGTCTCGGATATATATTTAAGTTGTACGGGCCGTGATATAGATATGTATAAATTGCTACACCACCCCCGTATAATTTGATACGTTACATTGTAAATACTTACTAGCATAATCTCTAAGACCATGCTATAATTAATACATAAGATTTGATGGAGAAAAACTATCAACAAAAAATCTTATCACTCTTGAGTATTTATACTCACAAAGAAACTCGACAATTTAAAAGTTGGAGCGTTCGCTCAGGTTTGGCTAGTCACCAGACCTGAAAACACTTGGCTAAACACCAAGAGACGCGTTTTTATGCTTCTCACAAGTGCTTTTGCTACGTGAACAAAAACAGTCCTTAAAATCTCATTTTCTCATTATGGAAACTAAAGATTATCAAGCACAAGTAAAGACACAAGGTCATGAAGACACTTGCAGTCTTGAAGCAATGCAAAGATGTCAAGAAGAGAAAGACCTCGACATTTGGTGGTTACGGGTAAAGCTGGAATACCAAATCGGGAAGTCTTCAAGATACGAAGACATTCTTGAAGTCAATTTCACTGAGGCATTGAAAAAGCTTGCAAAAGAAAATCCTGTTAATTATAGGAAGTTGGCTGCAATCGTAGAGCGTCACAATGAGTTTGACTCAAACGGCGAGCTAAAAGGTTGGGAGTCATGAGCAACAGAATTAAACAGTTAGGAAGTAACAGAACTCTGTTACTTCTTGACGATGTTGAAGTTCTTTATAGTTACTCAACTCCAGTAGCTGCAAGACTTGAGGATGGATCGTTTATTCGTTCCAAAAACTATTACAAAGGATCGA